TTCCATCTTGGACATCTTCTTGTCCATGTCATCAAATCGGCGCTCGTAGTCCTCGACCTTTTGCCAAAGAACGCCGTATTTAACAAGGTCAATGTCTGCCATCACTTGTTCAAATCTTCAAGTTTGTTTTTGCCTGTTTGCTTAGTCGTGCCAGCGCCTAGTTCTAAGGATTTTTTTGTTTCAGCTTCTGCGGCTCGTCTAGCCCTCATTTCCATCACAGTCGTTCCCAACTGCAACCCAGGCAAAACATAATTTAAGCCACCTTCTGCCCCCGCGCCAATGGCTTGTTTTGCTCGTTCAGCCATAGCGCCAACCAAAGTGTTGGAATTATTTACAAACGCACCACGGGGCTGGAATTGCGTGTAGTTTGCAACATTTCCCAAAGTCTTTAACTGGCTTGCCGCCGCTGGCGTGTAGATTTCTTGCAAATTGTTGACATCATCAAGTTTCTTCAAAGCCCTGTTGTAATTGGCTTGACTAAAATTACCTTTTTCATCAACGATGCCAGCTTTATCTTTTAACCAGTTGGTTGTGCCAGCCGCCATGTGTTGGTGGGCTTCAGAATTGCGCCCAAGGTGATCAACCATTGTGCGGATGTTCTTGTTAACGCCATTGATCACAAACTTGTCAATGTACTTATCAGCCGCTACCGTGTCGTTAACCGCCGCTTTGTAAGCAGGGTCTTTTTCAAGCATTTTGAAACGTTGTTTGGCAAGTGATCTGGCTTGGTCTGCTATGGGCTTCAAAGCGCCAGCAGCGCCTTTTTCTAAAGGCAAATCCTCCAGCGTTTGACGCACAAGGCTTAATGCCATTTCTGCATTGCCATCCCCACTACGCTCGGCCTTGCGAATTTCAGCAGCAATGTTTGTCCTCATGGCCTCAAACTGTTCAAAGGTCATGGGTTCGCCAGCTTTAAACCTGTCCAATTGCGATTTGATAGACGGTGGCAAAAACTCTGTTTTAAGTTTTTTGCCCAAAAGCGCCTCGGCATTGTTTGCAAGGGCGACACCATCCACAGGAAATTTGCCGCCGTTAGCTTCTTCTAGTTTTTTATACGCATCCCGAATATTTACATTACTAGCCTCATCCATCGTTTTGTATCGATCAATGATGGCTTGACTGTTTTCAATGGTTTTAGTGCCATACACATCAGGGGCGGCATTTTGTCGAATGTTATTGATGCCTTCAATCAATTGACCGTTTTGCTCATTAAAACGATTTGCCAAATCTGGGTCTTTACCCCTGCGGTTTTGTTCGTTGGAAATCTTAATAATGTCGCCAGTTGCTTGGCCTTCTGTCAAACGAATTCCCAAAGAATCAGCTTCAATATGGCGCATCAATGTTGGAATATTAACTTTGTCAACAGGAATTGAAGAAATTGCTTTTTGAAGTTCTGGACTTGCCCCAAGTAAGGCTTGTTTGATAATCGTTGCATCTGGAACTGCCGCCGCCCCCACACTTTTCAATGGTTGCGCCCCAGTAACCGCCGCCGCTGTTGCCCCTGCCGCTGGTGCTAGTGGTGATGTGGGTTTAATCTGCCCTTTGCTGGCCTCAAATTGGGCTTGTACCGTTTGGATTTGCTCGGGTGTCATAACCTCACCCTTGGCGGTTTTTTCTGCCAATGCCGCCCGTACTGACGGGGGCAAGTTGGGGTCAGACATTGCCGCTTTTTGCCGTTCCAAAAGTGAAACATTTTCAATTGTTCCTGCTGGCTTTGCCGCTGGTGGGCCTCTACGCAAACCCAACAACATAGGGGCGGTTTCCACCGCACCAGTAACAACGCCGCCAGCAGTTGGCGAACCCGTGATGGATTGGGCTATGTCACCAGCAAATTTAGCAACAGGTTGAACCACATATTCCACAGGCAAATTTAAAATTTCAAGCACTTTTTTGGATATAGGCGAACTAGGCTCATACCCGTATTTGTCTTGAATTTCTTTTTGCACCACCGCCGCTTGTTCCATAGAACCAGTTTTAAGACCAGTTCCAATTGCGCCATATCCGCTGGCAACAGTTGCCGCCAAATTCTGTGCAATAGCCCTTGGCACTTCATACAAAGGCCGCAAGTCTGCTGATTGATCTCCAGGTCTAAGTGTTTTTTCTAGGTTCTTGTAATCTTCTGGATTGACAGGTTGTGACTTGCCTAAGAATTTTTCTTTTAGCTGGCGCAAACTCACATCACCAGATATGCCTGTGTCGCCCCTTGTGCCAGCAAATGTGGCAGTCTTTTTGGCCTCTGGTTTTTCGTAAGCTGGCGTAGATTCCCACAGATCAGCAAGGGTTGTGCCCTGTGCCGTTGGTTCTGCGGCAGGTTGCGCCATAGCTTGGGCGGCTGGTGCAACAGGTGCTGCCATAGGTGCGCCTTTGCTTGCTGGTGAACGAGATATTTCCCTGGTCAATCCAGCAATATCAGCTTCCAACCGCAGTTTTTGTTTTGGGTCAGTTGCTTGAGCTAAATCTGATTGTGCTTTTCTCAATTCAGCTTGCTGAATAGCCAACGCCCCCTGATCTCGCTGTGCTTGCACATTAGGGGGTATGCGAGTAGAGGATGTGTCTGTTGGCGCATCCCAAAGGTCAGCGAGTGTTGCCATTATGGAATTATCCCTAACTGTTTGGCTTGCCTAATCTTGGCGCTCATTTCAGCTTGTTGTGCTGGCGACATAGATTTTTTAAGTTTTGCAACGCTATCTGGTGTCATTTCTTGGAATAGTCTGTAATCTGCAAGACTGTTAAATTGTTGCTGTCTTTGCGTAAACTGTACCGCATCGTTTTGAACAGGCGATAAAAAACTTGCCCTTGCCAGCTTCATTTTTTCCATGCCAATTAATTGATCGGCAACATCTTTCAAGGCTTGCTCTGTCATCTTTTTATTGGGATTAGCGGCTTCAGCAATTGCTCTAGCTGCATCTGTGTTTCCACCCGTTAAAGTTAACAGATTTGAGTTTTTTGCCAGTTGATCAGTTGCGGTTTTTTCGGCATCATAAATATTCCATCCGACAGCGCCAGCAATACCCGCCGCCAATTCTTTTCGTGCGCCACCAACGCCGACAAATGCTTCTGGTGCAAGTTTCTTAATGTTTTGAAATGTGGCAATGCGTGTTGGCGCTTGTGAGGCATCTGCCAATGTAGTTTTCAAGTCTTCAGAAATATTTGCCCCGCCAGCGCCAAGCAAACTGGTTTGTGCAGGGCCAAGACCTGTGGTCAAAGCTGGGGCATTACGCTGAGACATTGGGCCAATCAGACGTTTTTCCCCAGTAAGTGGATTTGTAATTTCTGTTGTTGGTGGCACTTGCACATCTTGCAAAGTTCCTGGCAAAACTGACCCAGGTACATAAGGCCCAAACTGACCAGTTTGAACAACGCCTGTTTGCGCCCCAGTTGCAACTGGCACACCACTTGGCTGCAATGCTGACAACCGCGAACCTTGGTCAAGGGTTGAAAGTAACTTGTCTTTTAAGAACTGACGCAAACCAACTGGGTTGGTTACAGCTTGTTCAAGATATGGGGCAATTAATTGATCGGCTTTTTCCTTTGGAATGCCCAAGGCAACAGCTTGGTCATCAGCATACTTTTTAACCCTTGCAGTCAATTTATCTTTGTCTATTTCGTTCGGGTTTTGTTCTGCCGCAATGATCAATGGGTTGTTAATTAACCCTGTTAAACGATTAGCAATTGCAATCACTTGATCGCCAGCAAACTTCATTTGCGCGGATTGTGTGCCCGTTTCAGCAGTCTTAAAGCCTTCCTGTGCGCCAAAAGAACTTGCCATGTCTTTTAGGTATGCCAAGCCCGTTAAAGGCGCAACTTCACTTGTAATTTTTGCCGCTTTTGCAGGGTCATATTTGCCATTAGTTGTGTACAGATTTGGGTCTGACATAACCGTTTGCATATTGCGGCGCTCTTTGTCTTTTTGTTCCTCAACAGTCAGTGCAATTTCACCCGTGCGGGTGGCTTGTTGTTGTTGCTGTAACGCCAGCGGGTTAACTTGCTGGGCTTGCTGATAGGCTTGCGCCCCCCTTGCTATGCCAAGCATATCGGCAAGGGAAGTCTGGGGCACAGGTTTAATCTCTGTGCCAAGCATTGGGACATTAAAAGTTGCCATTTTTATGCTACCCCAATTGCATTGTATTGGTTCATAAAATTACCACCCGAAACATTAGATGCGCCAGTTGGTCTCAACAATGATGCTAACGTTGCCGCATTTCCAATCCCTTGATAACCCCCCGCCATAGCATTTGCTGCACCAATCTGACCAGCGCCAAGGGCTGATGCGCCACCAATACCCAACTGACCAATATTAGCCGCAGTACTTGTTCCAAGGTTAGCAGTTTGACCAACGGCAGTTTGACCAATGCCAGCAATGCCAGCCAATCGGTTATATACGTTGCCAAGCCCCGTCTGCTGTTGATTGAACTTTTGGGCTTCTTGCTTCATATAGTTGTCAAGGGCATTTTGATAGGCGTTACTTGCGTAATCTTGTGCAAACTTAACCCCACCACGCTCAACATTAGAACCGCCACCGCCTACGTTTAAGGCTTGTCGGGTTGCCCCCAAACCTTGACCCAACATAAATTCATAATTAGGTGCAAGGTTGGTTTTAAGGTCAGCGGCAGTAAATGGCTTGTAGCCCTCGGGAACTTGGGTTAATTGCGGCATCATTTCGCTGATTCTTGTCAGCGCACCGCCACCAGCCGTTCTATATGGGGCTTGTTGGGCATTAAGAATATCAAACATTTCCCGCTGTTGACGGGCGGCATCTTGAGTAGCTGCATACTGTTGACCAGCGGCAGATGTTGCAGCACCCGCTTGCTGTTGCGAACCCATGTAGCCCAATACTGCGCCACCGCCAATTGCTACTGCAACCCAAGTCATATCATTCCCCTTTTAGCTTTTTAATGTCATTTCTGGCATCAAATAACGCTGTTATATCTGGCTCAATCAATTCGGCTTCAATTTCGTCAAGATCGGTTTTATCAGTTCTGTGAATCGTAATGCCGATGGCATCAGTCACAGCCAGAGTAACCCGCTTTGTTCCAGGCTTGGATTCGATCACATCCCCCGCTTGGAGGCGCTTCATGCCGCTTTCTGTCCATGCGATTATCTCGCCTTTAGCACATAAAAAGAAGTGGGGTTCTTTATGAACTTTGCCCACAATCAGCGTCCCAGCAGGGCGAAACAGTTTCCGCATATACATCCCAGGGCTAAACTGGTGTTCTGTCACCAATTCTGCCTGTGGCATGGTCACCATCTGGGCCTGGAGGCTTTCTATTTGTTCCCGTGAAACATGGCTAGGCAAGTCAAGGTCGTTCAAAACGTGCCCCCTTTGACCCCGTTTAAGGCCGTGAAATCAGTGAATTTACCCGCCGCAGGGGTTGTGAGGCCAATGGTGGAACTGTTAATTGTGCTGTTGGTGATGGTCACATTGGCAATCGACCCACCCGTGATGTTGGTGTTTGCCACATTCAAGGTGATGATGTTGGGATTCATCAACCATTGCAACCAAGGAACGCTAGGCCGCCCCGTGGTTTCATCAAGAAACGCAGAAAGGGGAATGTTGATGTTGCTGTTTGGAACTGCGGTTGCCATCAGTTATCCCCAGCGGACATTTTCAGTTCGGCAGACACAATGACCACCTTAACAGGGTCACTAATCGCCACTTCAAAAATTCTGTCGCGTGACCAGCCCAAGCGCCGCCACAAAGCACGATTGACATAGTTTCCAATTTTGCCAATGCTGACCCAATGCTCATTTGAAAAAGTAGACCCGCCATCGTTTGACCATCTCAGCATGGCCTGGGGGGTCTGACCTTGGCCAGTATTCAACCCAACCCCTGGCTGAAACTGAATCTGGAAAGAATCAAAATATTGGCGTTGTAAGTCTTGGGTCAGGTGAATGGCTCGGCGCAGTCTGCGGATTGTGTTTCCATCATCTGTATATACAGCGTTATCCAAGCTGTAAATCTTGCC